CTCCAATTACGTTTGAGATGGAACTCACGGAGTGCAATATGACGGCAGGCTGTAGTATAGGTTTCATTGTGATTGTGGTTGATATTACTGCTTCTGACAGTATGGACAGGTTCATATATAAGCAGCCCACTGCGCAGATCTTGGATAATCCTGCACTCAAAGGAGGCGCATTGAAGGGCAGTAGATCCTTTAGGATCACTGATAAGACAGGGACCAAAGCTGTGGAGGAGGCTAGTTTTGTGATACCAGGGCCCGCACCGATGAACATTAACAAAAGAGCGCTGGCAGGAGTGGCTAGAGAGCATCTGAAAGGAGGTAAGTGACACTCAATATGAAAATCCACTACCCAGATGCCGACGTGTTAGGTCCATCGCTATCAAGGTCCACTAAGCCCCCAATTTTAACATGTATCTTATCAAATAGTCTGTGGTGGGGAGACTTTTCTTTTATATTTACCGTGTTTAATAAAACTAGAAAATGTAGGGAAATAGAAGACAAATTTCACACATATCACCACATCAAGCTGTACGAGAATCTAAAATGCCGAACTGGTTATGTATATCCACAACCTATACTGCAGCTTCCTTAGAATTCTCCGGAGGGGATAAGAATACCTCAGTGCCTAAAAACAAAGCTCTTGGGGATATGATCAAACCGTTGCTCTTATCCTCAGGAGCTGGTCATTTACAATCAGAAATACTCAGGGCCATGATTGAAAAGGGTGTAGTTCAAACATATGTAGATCATTATGTGTCCCCGTATTTTGGACCCAAAACATCTAGGTTGAATTTGGTCTTCCCCAAAATGCTGGTAACACCTGTGGAGTTCCAAATAATCCCTCAGCGGGCGCTTATACAAGCGGTCGGGAAGAGATCTAACACAGGAGAGAGGAAATACATCTCCGATATTAGAATGGACATGGTGCTGACCGAAATCAAGGATGATAGCATCCCTCAATTGTTGAGCACAAATAAGAAATGGTTTTGCGGAGAGCTGCCTATAACTTATGATACTAGCGTGAGCATTAAGAAAGCCAAGTGATAACCTATGGTGGTAGTGATGCATGCAGGATAAGTATTGAGCTTAATAAAACTAGATAATGGAGTAACATGAAGATAAAGAATAGGTAGGAGAGATATAATTGAAATCATAACACCAAAATGACAATCAAAGCGATCCTTACTACCGTATTCCTGTCCGTCATTGTGCTGATCATAATCCTGTCTCCAGTGATCCAATGTGAGACAACTGCTCGATCATTAGCAGACCCAGAACATCCCCCTGTAGATGAAAGGTCGGTAGCTCCGATTGCAGATTGCATCGGGCCCCTCATAGATATAGGTGTGCACGTAAGGCAATGTTACATCAACTGCCAGGTTGACTCCGAACCAGTGGAGGGGACAACTATAGAGATGTATTCGAGCAATTCTCAAGGGCCACCTGTGGTCGGGTGTTATAAACTGGAGCTTTCCCAGGTATACACTCAATTTTGGACCATGTCAAAACAGAAGGGACCTATCATTCATAAGCGTCTCCCCATAACATCCGAAGAGTGTGAGAATGCAATTAAAACCTCCTGTCCTGATTTTAAGTGTGATATACGGGAGCCTGACAATTTGCCGGAGGAATACCACTATGGGTCAGATACAACCGTGAGATCCACAGTCGTCATGTTGCATTCAGCAGCGAGTGCTTTATACCTAGATAGGGGTTCCACATTTATATCTCCGATGGGGTCTAGTGCCAAGTTCAATGTGAGCGATTTAACTGCCCGTCAGGATCAGACGTTGTATTACTGGAAGGGGATAACAGAGTTAGACTCATGCCCTTTTGAAGTCACGGGGGTCTATGGGTGTGATAAGTATAAGATGGATCAAGAGTTCTTTTATGCTTGTGCTAAAGGAGGTATGACAGTCACACCTAGGAAGGGCGATCCTGATGCTTTCTCCTCTAAATGCCCCGGGATGAAGATAGCGGAAGAGGGATATTTTTACAAGGTCAAGAAGGGGGATGTTAAAAGTGCAGACGTGGGAAGGGTGGCGATAGAGGTCAGTCCTGGCACTCAAGAGACGGCAGATGCGTCATACATCCGTCATAAGGTTCAACAGTTAGCCGTCAAATTGGACCATGACATTTGCACAGCCCAGTGTGAGATCATGTCCCTAGAGGCTAGATCATCAACTAAATCTATGCATTTAGTCAGAGCCGGGATGGAAAGCTTCCTTATGATGATGAACGGGACAGCAAAATATTGCAAACCATTGCACGGATGCAGGGA